AAATAGTTCTCTTTGCGTGGAAAAATCTTAACGGCATAATGATAACCGTTGTCTTTCAATATATTTTTAATTTTCTCGCCGAATGTTTTCATACCTCTTTTTATTCCTCCATATCTTCAAAATTACATTTTTGGCAACTATTACAATCACCGCTGCATATGGCCTTAGTCCACCTTAATTGTGTGTCTGGTAGGGTTGTAGTCCCAATTCCCTTTGCTTTCATTTCCTTCTCCTCCACTCTCTCCATCGGCTGCTCAATGAGCTTGCCGGTCAATCTATACCTATTATTTCTCCTCTTCCACCTTTTCAATCACTGCCGAAACACCCGCGTCATCCGCTAACCATTCCCGCAGGAAACTTACCACAGCAGGGGACTCATGTTTTTGGGCGGCTCTTTTCATTAAACGCAGTCGGCCATTGATCGCTTTTAGTACCTCATACATTTTCTCGTCAAATTCATTTCTTTTCATTTTCTCCTCCATCTCTCTTGTCGGCTGCTCAATGAGCTTGCCGCCCTTTTTTCTCTTGCTTTAACCATTTTTTGTGCCTCTTTCTATGTCGGGAATATCAATTTTGTAATAGGCGGCCGCATTTCTTATTTGCCTCTCTATATCTTCAATTCCATCTCTTTTAATTTCTCTGTGTAGTCCCTTCGTAAAAATCTTAATATCGTGCTGAGAGACATCAGCTAAACTCTTTATATCTTTATAATGAGAAAAAGATTTGATATAAGCAAATAGTAATCTTTCTTTTACAAATTCCTCTTTGTATTTCATTGCCTTCCTCCTACTTCTCTCCTACTCGGCTGCGCAATGCGCTTGCCGTATGCCATTATAATTGCAATCCCCGTGCCTGCCCATGCCAACAAGCTGTTAAAATAGCAATAAATCGTATAAGCTGGCAATTTATAAGGATATTTTGCCTCAAAAAAAAGTTAAAATGATTAGCAAGGCAGCAGATATATCAATAATCGTGTCAGTAAAACTGACAAGATATGGCAATATTTGACGGCATTTGTCACCGCCTATAAGCAAATTCCGCCGAGCTATAAGTTAAGCTAATAATGGATACTTGACAAATTGCCCAAAAATGGTATATATATAAGGTAATAAAATGAGGGACAAAAAAATTAAGGCCGCAGTCCTACGCCAAATCCGAGTGGGCAAAAAAACCAAGACTGAAATCGCTCGGCAGGCAGGTATTACCCAAAAAACGTTGTATGCGTGGATTAACGGGGAAAAACAAGAGATTCTCTCACTCCCACCCCAAAAAAAAGTAAAACTCTGGGAAAGGGAGTCGCTACAAGATTTGGAGCTCGCAGCGTTGGCACGAGATAGCCTCAGAGAGACGATAATTAATCAACCAGCCAAAGTTGCCAATGACACAAAAAGAGCGATAATGCACTCGGCATCCGTTGTTGCAGGCATCAAATTAGACAAAGCCCGCCTCTTGGCGGGTGAATCCACCGAGAATGTATCCATTCATGCCGATATTTTAGCGCTCAAATCCCTTGAAAGTGGAGAGAAACCCCTAAAATCAGACACAATTGAGGGCGATAACGATGATAATCTCCCACCTGAGAGCATAACTTAAACTTTTCGGAATATATGTTATAGGACGTATCTTGACATAATGACACTAAAACTGCTATAATTCCCTAAAATCCTTTTACATAATGGAGGTGTAATAATATGCAAGAGCAAGAACTTAGGGAGCTGTATTGCCGCCGGCATTTAACACTTGCTGAGATTGGCAGTATCGCAGGACTTACAAGACAAGCTATATATGCTCAATGCAAGAAGTATGGAATTAAAGCAAGTGAAGGTGAAAGAGTAACTACTATCTGCGCTTACTGTGGTAAATCCTACGAACTGCATAGAAAAAGATGGAGAACCCATGCTACTCATTACTGCTCTGATAAGTGTTATTACTCTGCCCGCAAATCGGACTATAGACCGAGCAAGCAAGGTCAACGTTACGCCCGCAAGATATGGGAATTAAGGCACGGAGAGCTACCAAAGGGCGCAGTTATACACCACATAGATGGGAACTGTTCTAATAACAATATCAACAACTTAATGCTATTCCCTAACCATGCCGCGCATATACGCTTCCACCATTCACTCAGGATTAAGTCAATAAAATGATATATATCAAAGGGTTATGTGATTAAAGGCTTCAGCTTTCAGCAGATGGGGGGGGTAAGGTCAATTTTTGAAGGAAACGTAAAAATTATATCCCTTCTTCTACCTCCGAAAGATAAAAGGGTTTTTTTAGGGTGTTCCACGTGAAACAATGGCAGATATAGTTAGTTATCGCTTAATATCTCTTAAAAGCTCTTAATAGCTCTGATTATCTCTTGTTTTCATTAATTTACTCAATACGGGTAAAAATCGGCGCACGCAAAATTCAAGTCCTTTGTTTTAAATTACTCAAAACTCAAGAAAAAATTTTTAGTTTTCAGGAAGGATTTTGAACCCCTTAACTGCAAGACCAAAAGGACGGTGGCAAGGGTTTAAGAATTATACGCCGGAGGGGTGGAAAACGCAGGGGAGCAAAATAAGGAGTTTTTGGCTGTATTAAGAGTTTTCTCTCTCTGAACGCCTCAGCAGCATTTAGACGAACTTGCTATATCAGATAGCAAGAGGCACGATAGTATGCTGCACGCTATAATTCCGTGGCGCTTTTTAATTTAGCTATACGCCGTATGGTTGTGGTGTCCGCGTATCGCTGTTATTCCTTCTCTCGGTTTCGAGGGCTTTGCCGTTGCCGCATGGTGTATCTTTGAGTGGAGAAGGCGTTTCCGTAAGGTCACTCTGACAGTCGGAAAGGCTGTCAAATATTATCATAAAGTTTGCCGCTAATTGCGTTAAGGTTTGTTTCATGGCTTACGCCTGACAATCTGTTCACCATTAAAGATGTGTGTCTTTTCTGAAATACCTGAAAATGCCCATATACAAGCGATAACCTCTGGGGGAACCCCTCTCGCTTTTTGTTTTTTAAGCCATTCATTACTTGTTATTGTTTTGATATAGCTTTCCGTTTGTTTTTTTATTTTGTTTAGTAAATCGGGCGGGTAAAATTTACAGGGAAATAAATCACCATGAAACTTGTTGTGGTTTCCACACCACCGGCCGTTTGAAGAAATAACTTCTCCATGTTTCATGGCTGCATTATATTAAAAGGGGAGGAAAGCTGTCAAGGTCTGATTTCAGCCAAATTCGGCTGTTTTCGGCTGTTTTCGGCTGTTTTCGGCTGTTTTCGGCTGAATAACGCCGATTATCTTTTTTTTTCTTGACAAATCTTAAAACTTAGTGTATTTTTATTTTAATAATGGCAAAGGGAAAAACATCAGGGGTTAAGGAGTTTAGCGGCAGGGTTGAGGCTTTTGTCTGCAAGCAATGTGAGAGGGATATACGGAATCAGGATATGCCTGTCTTCGTAAGGGGCGGCGTATTAATGGCGCAGTGTATTTGCGGTAATTTTATTAAGGTGAGGGTCTATTGATGTTCCACGTGAAACATCAGCCTTAAAAATGGAAAAATGTAAGGACTGTCCGGTTAAAAAGCAGGTGATTGAAGGTTTGAAATTATTAGCGGCTGGCAAAAGGAAAATAGAGGATGCGGTAAAAACAAACTAATATAGCAGCTTAATTCCCATTTCTTAAACGGGAGCAAAGGCATATATGAGGTTAACCCCTTGTGTATGCCTTTTTTATTTATATGGAAGATAGAACAGAAGAACAGAAAACAGCTGAGAGGCTTCTTGAATTTAAGAAGAATATGGCCGTTTTTTTCTTTGAGCCTTATAAATGGCAGCGACGGGTTTCCCCTATGCTTAGGGCAAAAAATACCGTGGCTATAATCGCAAGCAACAAAATAGGGAAATCAATAGAGAGCGCGTGTATTGTCATTTCATGGGTTTTAGGTTATGAGCCATGGACAGGCACGCATGACGCAAAGGCTTACGAGGATGCCGTAGAAGTAGGAGGCGTCTATTATAAACCTTCTTCTTTGGGCATTAAGCCGCCCGTTGATATTGTGATAACAGGCGAGGACTGGAAAACCCATATCGGCAAGACTATCGTTCCGACGCTCAAGAAGATGGCTCCGCAAGGCTGGTATACAACAAAGAAGAATGAACAAGGGGTTGAATACTTCTGGGAATGGAATAATAAAAGCACCTTTAATATCATGTGCTATAGCCAAGAGGACGACTTGTTTGAATCATTCAGAGTGCAAGGCGCATGGGAAGACGAGCCTCCGCCTAAATCAAAACACGCGGCCTTAAGCAGGGGGTTATTGCTTGATAATGGTAAAACCCTTATGAGCCTAACACCCTTGAAGGAAGCGTGGATTTTAGATGATATAGTTTTGTCGGGCAGAAAGGACATAGGCATAATTGACGGTCTCTGCATTACGGATAATGAGGGTTTAGTCGCTGACGAGAAGGAAAAACTTACAGCTATGGGACTTAACGATAAACAAGCGGATGAGTATTTCGATAGGCTTTTATACTCAGACGCGGAGAAAAAGCTCCCTGTTGCGGATAAGGGTAGAAGCGCGGAGTATTTTGTAGGGCAAATTGCAGGCGAAGATAATCCTAAAATCGCAAGACTTAAAATCTTAAAGTTCATTAAAGACATTGACCCTGTGGACGTTCCGCCGAGAATATTTGGGCAGTTTAAATCATTGGTTGGCAGGGTGTTAAAGGAATGGGACGATAAGATTCACTTCATAGAGCCGTTTGAAATCCCGACTGACTATGTTGTAACCCCGATGATTGATTTTCATTTGTCTAAACCTATGGCTGTAAGTTATTGGGCTGTCGGCAGGAACGACATTCATTACTGCATTAAAGAAACTTGGAAGAATATGTCGGCAGATGAGATAGCGGATGAAATTATAAGAATGCTAAAGAACGGCTGGTTTATACAGGACGCCTTTATAGACCCTCTTTCAAAAGGCGATACATCATATATGCGTAACATGGTAGGCACAGACAGGACTGATTCCTTCAGCACTATCCACGACAAGTTATCCATTCACGGAATAACACTTCATGTTGCCAGCAAAGATAAAGATTCAGGCATTAAGAATATCCAGACGTGGCTGAAAGGCGTTAATGGGCTTCCAACCTGCTATGTTTTCAACACTTGCGAAAGGCACAGATACGAGGTGCATAGATGGGTGTTTGACGATGAGGGCAAACCTTCAAAGGATTCTGATGAGCATTTTATGGAGAATTGGTATCGCTATACACTTGCGGGTGTCGGCTGGCGGAATTATCAAATTAAACCTCTTCCTGTTCACAGCAGGGGCTTCGGTTTTTCAGAACAGGCTAATGCGTGGATGGCAGCATGAATAAGGAGTTGAGCTAATGACTGACGCTGAAAGAGACGAGATAATTAAACAATCAGACCTTGAATACAAAGAGGCGGTTGAAGGCTGGAGTCATAACTATAAAGATGCCGCTGATGATATGCGTTTTGTCTATGACATTGAAAATGGTCAATGGGATAGAAAGATAGCGGAAGACAGGGCTGCCGAAAACCGCCCAATGATTACAAATAACAAGCTCTTAAAGTTCTTTCGGCAAATGCGTGGAGATATGGCTCTAAACAGGCCGAGGGTTAAAATTATTCCCGTTGATAGCGCAGGAGACGTTGAAAAAGCAAAACTCTTTAACGGGATTATCAGGCAGATAGAATATAAATCCAATGCTCATGTCGCATACGACACGGCATATATGGGAGCTATTTCATGCAGTATCGGATATTACAGGCTTGTTACGCAATATGCCGATGCCAAGAGCTTTAACCAAGACATCAGAATTAAGAGGATTCTTAACCCCTTCACGGTAAGACTTGACCCGTTAGCTGCCGAATTTTCTTACGAAGACGGCAGATACGCTTACATCGAAGAGGACATTCCGAAAGAAAGGTTTATTAGGCAGTATGGCAAGGATGCAATAGTTTCTGGTTTTAACGGAGACTTAACAGGGCAGGAATACAGCGCATGGTTTACAACAGATAAGGTTAAAGTTGCTGAAAGATTTTATAAAGTTCCGACAAAAACCAAGATAGCACAGTTAAGAAGCGGTCAGGTGGTAGAGCTTACAAAAGCACAACCCGCAGAATATTTCTACTCATTGGGCGACCCCGTTGTGAAAGAACGTATGGTTGACGACCACAAAGTTAAATGGATGAAGCGAAGCGGGGCTGAGATTTTGGAAGAAGGCGACTGGTTAGGCAAATATATTCCCATAATTCCCGTATTGGGGGATGAGATAGTTGTGGGCGGCAAGAAGTATTTACTTTCACTTGGAAGGGGCGCAAAGGGAATACAGCAGATGTATAACTACTGGCTTACAAAAGCGACAGAGACAGTAGCCCTTGCGCCTAATGTGCCGTTCGTTTTAGACCATCGGCAAATTAAGGGGTTTGAGACCGAATGGGAAAACGCTCACAAATCTAACAGAATGTACCTAAGATTTAACGCTATTGCAGGCGTTCCGAAGCCTCAACGTGAAACGCAGACCCAAGTTCCGCAAGCTTTAGTTAGTATGATTCAACTCAACGCTTATGACATTGAAGACCACTTAGGCAAATACGAAGCCTCTAAGGGTCTGGGGTCCAACGAAAGAAGCGGTAAGGCGATTGTTGCAAGAGTAGCCCAGTCGGATAAGGGGTCTTATACTTTTGTTGATAATTTCAGCCGTGCAATAGTTTTTACAGGCAAACAATTAATAGACCTTATCCCGAAGGTTTACGACACAAACAGGGCTATAAGCATTTTAGGCGAGGATGACCAGCAACAGGTCGTTGAAATCAATAAGCCCGTTGGTATAGACATGAACACAGGCAAGCCTATACTACAAAATGATTTGTCAGTCGGAGAGTTTGATGTAATCGCAACGGCGGGCGCATCATTCAGTTCTAAGCGTGAGGAGACCTTAAATCTGATAACACAGTCCATGCAGTATGCGCCGATGCTTGCGCCTGTAATAGCTCCATATCTCTTTAAGTATTCCGATATGGAAGGCTCACAAGAGATTTACGCCGAGATTAAGAAGTTTCTGAATCAGCAACAGCAAGCCGCGAATCCATTAGCAGGTGGACAGCCGTTGCCCGAAAATCCTGCCGAGCAAGGAATACCGCCTGAAATGCTTGCGATGCAAGGTATGACTGAATGAAATCAGTTTTCCTATATATCGGGTTTTTAACCCGCAAAGATTTAACGGAAGTAACCGCTCAAGGAGGGCGCAAATGTTAGACGCAGAAGACATTCCGGCTGATGAAGCCGCAAAAGACACGGTAGTTGAGGAAACTACCTCTCAGGTTGAAGAACCTGCACAAAAGGAAGAGGAAGCTGCAGTCAAAGCAGAAGGAGAAGAATTACCGCCTGATGCTGCGGCTACAGCGCAAAAGCCGAGAAAACAGACCGCACAGGAACGCATTGACGAAATAACTTATAGAATGAGGGAACAAGAGCGTCAAACTGAATACTGGAAAAACCTTGCGATGCAACAGGTTCAGGAGACAACTCCTGCAAAAGCAGCGCCGCCAGTTGCACAAGACAGACCGCAGATTGAGAATTTTGAAACCTCTCAAGCTTATGAGGATGCGCTATTTGAGTGGCGGGATAAGGAAAAGGAAAAAGAAATTTCGGCAAAACGAGAGCAAGAGGATGCGATAGTTGCGGGTCGGAGATTTGCGGAAAATGCGGAAAAGTTCAAGGTGGAACATCCTGATTTTGATATGGTGATTCAATCTCCGGTATTTACCTACGTTATGAGACAAGCGATATTTGATTCAGACGAGGGCGCAACGCTTGCCTATAATCTCGGATTGCCTGAAAACAGGGCTATCGTAAATAAGATAGCAACCCTATCCCCACAACAGCAGTTAAGAGAACTCGGCAAATTTGAAGCTAACATGATTTTGAAAAAAGAATCTAAAAAAACAACAGCCGCGCCGCCTCCAATTATTCCGTTGAGTCCATCAGGGGCGAGTTCGGAGGTAAAAAACTTGTCGGATATAAAGGATAACGGCAACGATGCCTCTGAATTTATGAAAGCTTATCAGGCACGGGAGATTGAGAAAATTAAGAAGCGGAGGGCGGCATTAGGAGGCTAATAAATTATGGCTAACACATGGGTAAACGCATCAAGCGGGGATTTAGCCCGTTACACGCTTGCGTCTTTTCATAATGGGCTAAAATTCCTGAAAACAATAGGAAGGCAGTTTGATGCAGACTTTCGGAGGAGAGGTTCAAGAAATAGCGGCACATTGTTAATCAGAGAGCCTAACGAGTTCATCGTAAGGTCTGGGGCTGTAATGGATGCACAGGACATCACGGAATCAACACAGACCTTCACGCTTGCAACACAGAGAGGCGTGGACGTAAACACCAGCACAATAGACTTGTCATTGAGCATCGAGGATTTTCAGAAGCAGATTCTGAATCCTATGATGTCAAGGCTTGCGGCAGAGGTAGAGAGCATAGTGCTTTCAAATGTTTACAAAGATGTCTATAACATGACAGGCACGGCAGGCTCAGCCATTGCGTCCCCGCTTTCAATAATGAACGCAAACGCAAGGCTCACAAATGGGCTTGCTCCTGATGATGACAGGTATTTACTGCTTGACCCTTCAAACATGGCAACGGCCGTGAACAGTGTAGGCGCATACTTCCATAAGGCCAGCGAGCTTGAAAAGGCGTTCTCAAAGGCTGTTATAGGGAATGCCTATAACTTTACATGGATGGAATCGGCCATGATACCGTCTCATACGGCAGGCACAAGGGCAGGGACAGCCGTTTGTAATACCTCAACGGGCATTACAAGCGGTTCTGCCAACATCAGCGTAACAGACGCAACGGCAACTCAGACGTTCCTTGCAGGCGACATCGTAACCATCGGGGATGTATTTGCTTGCAACCGTGAAACCAAAACGAGATATAGCAATCTTAAACAGTTCGCGGTAACCGCAGATGCGACAGTAGCGGACGATGGCACGGTAACGCTTGCAGTATCGCCTACACCTGTAACAAGCGGCGCAAAGCAGAACGTGGTTCTTGTTTCGGCGGGAGCATCAAAGACTGTTACAAACACAGTCAATGGTGCGGCAAGCTCTGTAATCTTACAGCCGCTTGCTTACTACAAAGACGCTTTTGCCTTTGTAATGGCTGATATGTTCACCAGCCCGAAAGAAGATATGGCTGTCAAGAACTTTGACGGAATATCAATAAGGGTATGGAGAAAAGGCGATATTGTCAATGACAAGTTCCCACTCAGGATTGATGTTTTGTTCGGGTATAAGACAATCAGACCTGAATGGGCCGTCAGGGTGCAGGGGTAACTAAACAATTAATCCTTAGTCCACGACATGAGCAAACTCATGTCGTGGACTAAGACTACTGAGAAAAAGGCTCAGAAAAACAAAGAGAAAAAGGAGCGTAAAGAGCATGGCAAGCGCAGGTGATATAATTAACGCAGCATATAGGAAAATAGGCATTGCCAACGCTGAGATTGACGAGCAGAATAATGCGCTTGAAGCGTTAAACGACCTATTAGGCATTTGGGGCGCTGAGTATCTTTTCCCCTATGTAGTTAGAGAATCGTTTGCGCTCACATCGGCTGATACCTATACTATCGGTTCTGGAGGAACGCTTAATACTGTTAGACCTATTAAGATTTCAAGCCTGTATCTAAGGGATTCAAACAACAATGATTATCCTATTAAAATCATGTCCGCTAAAAAGTATAACGACATGACTATTAAGGGACAGTCGGGCAGACCCACGAGGGTTTACTTAATTCCTGAATATCCGCTTGCAAAGATAATATTTAACTATGCTCCCGATACCGCATATACGGCTTACTTTGATTTTATAAAGAACTTCACAGAGGCAAGCAGCACTTTAACGACAATATCCTTGCCTAATGAATATAAGGCTTTTCTGAAATATAACCTGGCGATAGTTTTGGCGGAAGATAAAAAGATAATCCTACCGCCTACTGTTTACCAGCTTGCGGCGCAGTATAAGGATATTATAGACAGGTTAAATGCAAGCGTGAAGGTAACACCGACTGCAATATTTGATATGAATATACGCAGGGACTATTTAATAGAAACAGACGATTACGCAGGATAAAGGAAATGGCACAAGGCGCATTAGGATATATAGGAGAAACATACAGGGTTCCCGAGGCAGCGGGCGGGTGGAACGCTAACCCTAATATTGATGTTATTCCACCGGAAGCGATGACAGACGCAAGGAATATCAACTTGCACAAAGGCGGAAGAACAACAAGAGGTGGAGTATCAAAGGTAAACGGAACGGCAATTACAAATGCGGTTCAGGTTATGGGTGGCTTTTGGTTTAAGAAACAAAACGGGAATGAGTTTATTGTAACTACTACGACAGACGGCAAGATACAGCGTGATTATGTTAATGAACTTAATACAGGAATGTCTACAGCTAAGTATTCATCGTTTGAGGTATTTAACGATACGCTTTATATTTCAAATGGGGCTGATAGGCCTCAGACATGGGATGGCGTTGCCGCCACAACCTCAAACCTCACAAGCGTTCCGACAGACTGGAGCGGTTCTAACTGGCCGTTTCAGATTATAAAACACGGCAAGGGTTTATCAGAAAGGCTGTGGGCCTTTGTTAAATCAGGCGTTTATGCTTCGGGCAATGGTAATGACAATTTTAGCGATGCAACAGTTGTGAATATCCCTATCTCAACGGGTGACGGTTTTGGTTTAGTGGCGGGGGTTGAGTTCGGAGATAATTTAATATGTTTTGGCAAGCGCACCTCTTTTATTATAGATGATTCAAATGCCACGTCCTCTAATTGGGGTTATGTTCAAGCGCAATGGACTGGCGGCGCGGCTCATGCAAGAGCCGTCTGTAAAAC